CCACTTGGAAGTTAGCGGGTCAATCTTCGGACTTTCTTGAGTCTGAGTCGTTTGTTGTGGTATTTGTACATCATCTTCTTCAGTTTGTAAAGAGGGCTTAAAGTTTTTAGCCCTATCTTGTTTTAAGCTAGCTTCAGTAAGTTTTTGTTGAGCCTCAACAATGCGATCTGAATCTCCCGAGTCATAGGCGTCACGGTAGACTCGTTTTGCCATTTCTACTTCTGTATCAGCGGCATTTTGTACAGTTTCAATATAAGTCTTTTCGCCAGCACTATATTGTTTCTTAAGTCTTTGATTCTCTTGAGAAATTTGTTGTGCAAATCGAACTGCTTCGTCTTTTTCTCTTTCCGCTGCTTCTTTAACTCGACGTTCGTCGTGCCAAGCTTTTTTCATCTGCTCAAGACGCATTTTTACCTTATTGGAATACTCCATAAGGTTGTCATCATCAAGTTCTTTTTTTACTTCATCAGGCAAAGGCTTAGCTTGCCGATCTTCTGTTGGAGTATCGTCTTCTACCTCGATCTCAAATGTTTCTTCTGTATCTACGGGTTTACCCTTAGTTTCTTCTGCTTCGTGAGGGAATTTATAGTCATCTTTTTGAATTTCAGCCATGGTTTATCTCCTAAATAAATTTACGTTTAATTCCACGAGGATCTTGAACTACAGCTTCCACCGAGTCGTCGTTAATAATGCGGAATTCCCTGTCATGGATTACCAGACGGGTACCAGCATTTGGACGCACCAAAATAAAATCGCCTTTTTTACACCAAGGACCGTTAGGAAACCTAGTTTTATCTTGATAGCAATCTGGACCTATATCAACTACAAATAAAACCGTAGTTAATAACTCATCGTGCCTGCGGGTTTCATCGGACTTAATAATCCCGCTATCGAAAGCCTCTTCTGTTTCTGGAATTGCGCAAAGTATTCTATACCCTTGGGGTACAGGGAGTTGTTTGGCTCTTTCTTCTGCTTCTTTATGCAATATTGCACTTAAATCTACTGCTTTTTCTAAATCAATGACGTTAGTCATTAGCGTTCTCCAGATTTTTTGCGAGGTCTAATAAATATGACTCAGCAGTAAGAAGGCCTCGTATCTCACCACAAAGTGCGCGGTACTCTGCGTAATCCTTAGCTGCGCCACTGGAAACGGCATCAGCTATTTGGTTGCGCTTATCTTTGTACTGTTTAAGCAGTACTTCAAGCGTTTTGTCCATCAATCACCTTTCTTTTGCGTCCCTTTCGGTACGTTTAATTGCGCCTTTTTATGGGCGATGTCTGTGCCAATTTTTAAGCCTTCCAACTCCATCTTAGCTTCAAGGTCGGCTTTATCTTTGGCAATTTTTGCTCCAACTTGCATACCAGCAATTTCTTTCTGAGCTTCAATTCGAGATTCTTCAATACGAATTTGGTCAGCTTTAGTTGCTGCATCAACTTGAAGTTTTTGTTGCTTGAGTTGCAGGTCTGCTTGCTTCAGCTGTAATTCCATCTGTTGCATTTGGACCAGTGGGTCTTGTTGCGCCTGAGCGTTTTGTTGAGCTTGAACCTCTTGTTGGTTCTGCTGCAACATTTGTTGCGCTGCTTGAGCAGCGAGTTGCGAGATTCTGACTTCCAATTCTTCTGGAATGCCTTCATCTTCGTATTGTTTGCTATCAGGTGGAAGTTCCATGCCCATACGCATTTCCATCTGTTTACGATACTCATAAGCAATATGCTCAGAAATATGAGCAGTCATTGCCGCACCAATCGCTTGTGCCGTTGGGCTTTGTTGAACAAGTTGCATAATCTTAGGATCTTGCATAGCTGACATATGCACAGCAATATGGGCCTGATGATCTTGATAAAGGAAAGCCTTGACGGGCTTCATATTAAGCAAGTTCATATTCTCAGTAACAGGATCAACTGGTTTTTTGTCGTCCTGAGTTGGTACAAGTTTTGAATAATTTTTGATACCCAACACGTCTAACATCTGCCGATGTAGTAACGGTAAATCATAGAGCTGCGGTGCCGTTTGAGCGAGTTGTAGAGCTGCTTGATACTGCACTACTTTTTGCGACATAGTAGCCGCGTTGGGGTCTGATACAGGTATGACGTTTACTTGGTCATAGTCTGATTTCTTTGCTCTACGACTACCTTCAATTGGCTCGTAGGTATATTCCTCAGGAGTGTAGTCCGCAATAATCTTCTTTAAAAGACGGAACTCTTGTTTCATTGCATAGTGGATACGAGCTTGTACCGCACTCATTACTTTTAATGTTCTTTCTAATATTGCAAGCGTGGTTCCCACTGGCGAATTAGAAGACATGTCGCTAATCTTCATATCCGCAGCTGCTGCAAAGCGGCGACCTTCATCAATGATTTGATTCATCAACTGATACAAAGTCTGACTTGGTTCCTTATATGGAAGAGGCAGGATGTTATCCCGCATAGTTCCACTAGGTACGTCTACGTCACGGAATTCACCTGGGCTGATCGGGGTGTCGTCACCTTTAATCCGTAAGCCCCGCGTTTTGAACCCCCCTGGAAGATTAGAAAGAGTGCCAGCATCAACAAGCTGACGAAGAATGCTAGTACCAGACTTAGCAAAAGCCCCAATGAGGTGAATAAGACCAAAACAATAAAAACCAAAACCTGGGATATAACCGTAATGCACGAAATGGTTGCGTTTTGCATGTGTTTTATCATCTGGTTCCCAGTTCCGTCTAATTGCAAGAACATTACTTGTTCCTTTTTCAATAGTTACTACATAAGGAAGGGCGATACCTGTTGGTTTACCATCATCATCTTTATGCTCGTGACCAGCAAGGTCTAAATTAACGTGCATCTCAAGAAGTTTGAAGCGATCATCCGACGTAGCTCTAAAGCCCATCTTTTCTGCAATCTTCTTCTCTACTTCATCAAGCGAATTAACTGGGTCACCTAAGTCAACGTCGCAATAAAAGCCAGCTACTTGCAATCGAATTAACTCGTTCTTGGTCTTACGCATCACGTGTGTGACACGCTCAGAAGTTTCTATATTGCTAGCGCCATAAGGGACCACGATGTCTTCTGCGGGTACAAATATAGATGCTTGACGCTCTAAATTTGGATCGTAATAGACTTTTTTAAACGCATTACCTGAAAGACCCAAGCCCCAAAGCATGCGCTCATGCTCAGGTCTGTACTCTTTCATTACATCTGTAAGTTGGTAGTTCATGTCTTCTTTGACACGTTCTGCTGCATCTTTCTTCTCTGTCGTTTCACGACCAATGATTTCAATCTTGACTGGACCTGCGGCTGGAAACGTTTCCATCATGGTCTCTGACTGAAACTTAACTAGTGCTTCAGAGAGAAGCGGATGGTACACACCGCAAGCGCCTTCCCATGGTTCAGTACGTTCTTCAATCTTCATGCCGAGTAGTTCTAAACCATCAACATAAGTCTGCATCCAATCTCTACGAGAAGAGATGTCATCATCAAAGTCAGAAATTAATTCAGAGGCTAAGGACTGAAGATCTTGCTCACTCATGTATTCCGCTAGGTTTGCGGAAAAATCCTCTTCAGACTCTTCGTCTGGCTCAATGCGAATACTTAAAGGCCCAATACCAATCTCAACTGACTCAGGGTCTTCGATAGCAATCTCTATAGGTTCTTCTTCCATGGCTAACTGCTCCATACCTAGCGGTGCTTGATATAAACCTTTTTCAATTGCCATAATTTTGCCTTATACGTTGTAATACCCTTTGTGCCTACGGGACTTGAATGTCGTTGGCTCGTCTTCATAATCAGAATCTAACTGCACAAAGCCGCCACGTCTGAATCTTAACAGGGCTTGAGACATACTGTCCACTAAGTCGTCATGTTCGCCAGATGGAAAACTAGCTACTTCTTCCACTAGTTCTTCTGCCCAATGTGTTGGGGGAACCCAAACTCTTCCAGACGCAAATATGTCTGCTACCGCATTTAGACGCGCAATCTTGTCATTACCCTTAGTTGGCGTAAATTCTTGGACAGGGATACCCATTGCCCGTAGCTCAAATACCAGTGGAGCACCAGAAGCTTTAGCTTCCACGATTAGAGAATCTGGTTCCCACTCTTTCCACTGCTCATACGCCTTTTGTTTTAACTCAGGAAACTCCATCCGCCGTTTGAATGCATTAAGTAGGATGATATTAGCGCTAGGAACCCCCACCGCATTGTCCCGATAGAACACACCCCACGTTGTACAGGCTGAATAGTCACTCCGCTCGGTCTTTAAGAACGCCGTATCCCAGGATTGAATGAGAAACTCACACTCTGGGGGGTCATCTTGATCCCAAAGCTGCCACCACTCTCGTTTTATGATTGCTGAGACGTCCGAAGTGGGCGCCTGCATGTACTGAGCCTGCCATTTACCTGATGGAAGTTCGTTTTTTAAGGCTAAAAGCTGCTCTATGGGCCAAAACTCAGGCCAAAGTGGCTCTCCATCGTCAAAAATAGCTGGAAACTCAATAACTTTCCACCCTTCGCCCTCTCTTTGGGCGTCAGCTTTAATAACTTGACCTGTTAAGTCCTTCTTAGACCACCGTGTCATCACTATAATGATCGCGCCGCCTGGCTGGAGACGCTGCCGTGGACCAGATGTGTACCATTCGTACGTTTTATCGTAGATTTCTGGGTTAGTTTCGCTTAATGCAGCTTCTTGTTCTGAATGCGGGTCGTCAATAATGAGAATATCTGCGCCCTTACCAGTGACCGCTCCGCCAACACCGATTGCAAAGTAGTCTCCGCCCTTATTAGTCGCCCAA